AGTATGTTAACCCCCATGGGAGAGCTAGTTATAGGAGTCTCCTAAGTTTTTCATAACATTCTCAATCATTTAACTTGGCGTAAAGCTCTGCGATGGGCTTAATTGCAATCCTTAATGATTCCCGCTCATCCGCACGCCATTGCTCAACCGGCTTGCGCGTGAACAAGTCGGCGAACGAGCGTTGCAACTTGCCCGCATACGTCAGCCAATGCGTGCTTGCGCCCGTGGTGCGTTCTGGGTCGTTCTCTTCGCGACCCGATGACCCTGGAGGCGGAAGAATGCCGAGCATCTGTGCGCCGAGTTTGGCCATGTCTGCCGGCCATAACTCAAGCTCCAGCTGATCGCGGTTGCGTGCAAGATGTATTGCCTTAGCGGCCTTGTCCAGATCGATACCGAGCGATGCGAGCCACTCGTTGCGGTTGCCTCGGACGTGATCTTTGGCGACCATGAGCATCTGCCCACAATCTGCCATGCGCAGTACGGCTGCGCGTGCGTTGCCCTTGGCCGTTACTGCTAGGGCATTGGCTTCCGCGTATGCGGAGCGTATCTCTGCCTCAATGGCTGGGAGTGTTATCGATGTTATTTCGTTTGTGTCCATATTTGTTGGTGTTTGTTTTTCGGTAGGTGTTGCGTGCTTCCTCGCTTTTCAAAGATGTGCTAGGCGGTAGTCCTGTCGTGTCCAAGAAATCCATTGCGATCTTGCTGATCGCCTGCTTGGTGCAGCCTAGTTCTCGTCCTGCTTCTAGCATGGACATCCCTGCGGTTAGCGGATGACCTAAGGCAAAGGCCACGCCCCACAAAGTCTTGCTCCGGCTGTAGCCGTGTTCTGCCAAGAACGATATCGTTTTGTTTAAGACAACCAGGAGTTTCTCCGATGCTTCGCGGTATGCTGTCATGCGGAATGCGTGACCGGAAGTCGGATCGTCGAACGAATAAAAGTCTGGCGTGTAGCTTGCTTCGTCGTATTCGGCTGCGTCTCGCGTGAGGTCGTGCATCGAGTCTCTTTGTTCGCATATCTTTTTTGTATTGCAAATTAAATCTCGTTTTTTGGCTCTGAATAAAGGGCGCGATATGCCGCTCCCACCAAGAAAAACAGTGGCGTATTTGCAGGCGTCCAAACATCCACGTATCTTCGCCTGCAAAAGTTGTTAGTTGGTCAAAATAAAGTTGATTGTGTTTGAATTTCTCCGGATGCGTCATACCTGCGAGTCTCTCCCTTCGGATATGGTTGCTCGCAATACATCAAAGAAGAACGCATTTTTAAACGTTCTCTTAAGTTCCCGCATAGATAAATATACCTATGTTTTCTTGATCTTTGTTCCAAATAAAAGTCATCACCATATTTTTCTCTCATCCATTTTGCACGATCTATTTGTCCACGGCTTTCATCTGCAATCGTTGCTCCGTGCAAGTGCTCTTTTCCTTTTATTTTCCAGTCCGTCCTTTTTGCACTTAATCCTGTATAGATAAAATTTGTAGCTTGATAGACATATCCAATATGCCCTTGGGCTGTGTCGGCATAGCTAACAATTATGGAGGGTTTTGGTAAAAGCCTAAGTGCTCTTCCGACTAATATGCTTGCTGTATTTTTTCCACTTAAACAGCAAAGCCGATTTAATTCTAAAACTGATTCCATCCATTCATTCCCAGCTATTCCTTTTCTGAGTGTCGAGCTTGCTGGAGTTCCGAATGTAACGATTCCAATGAGTTCATTATTTCTGAATGCGCCAAAAGCATAAGAAATAGGACACTTTCTTTTTGCGTAATGCCTAACAAGTATCCACGGTTCAGCTTCCTTGCTTGGTATTTGGCTAACAATTATGGACGGTTCCATGTTCATTTCGTCACCCTATCGACAAAGCGACTTATGCCGCCTTGCATTAGCACCGGAGCGGAGACGTGACGTTCTCCGTTTCGGTTTTTCATAAGTTTGATCTCGATGTCTGGATGGTTCGCATGATCGATATGCAAGACATAATCGGCGTGATGACCGATGCCCCGCGACTCGCGAAGCTCGCCCTTGTCGTTTAGTTGGGAAGCGGTCAGGACGCAAACATTTAAATGCAACGCCATCAGCTTGAGACGGCGGACGACTTCGCTCACTTGTTGCTCGCGTGTCTCGCTTTTGCTATCGGCGGACGGCGAGCATAGCTGGATGTAATCGACCACCACCCAATCAAGCCCTGTGCGCTTGAGTTGCCTGCAAATACTCTCGATAGTATCAATGTCCGATACTTGGTCGTGAATTGTGATAGGCAAGGCCGAGATATCAGCGATGCCCAGTTTCATTCCGTTGACGTGCGGCTGGCTCGGTTTCTCGTAGGCCGACACGCAACGCCACCCGCTGTGCGCGGCGACTAGACGTCCGATAACCTGAGTTGCGCTCATCTCTAGGCTGAATATAACGCCATTCTTGGCGTTTAAAGCCCCGTGCAGGGCAGTTTGAAGTAAAGCAATAGACTTGCCGCCCGAAGTCTCCGAAGCGAACACAGCAAGCGTTCCACGCTCAAAGCCTCCGTTCAGTAATTCATCTAATTTTTCTACCCCAGTCTTCATTCTAGGGGGGGGGGTGTTTTTTTCAAGCTCGTTGAGTAAGTCTGTGCATTGTTTCTTGAGCGAAACGGCGTCCGTTTGTTCCTCATCCGCGTCCGCCAGGTGTTGAGCGATACCGTTCAAGTCGGCCCGCATCTCTCGGATGTCGTCCCTGCTCTCTGCCAGCTTCGCCATCGCCTTTCGATACCGGCGGGCCTTGAGTAAGTCCTTTCGGAAGTCCAATGCGGCGACAGCGTCCCCCGTGGGGTAGGCCGTGAATGCTTCGGTGACGCCGTGGTATCCGCCCACGTCGAAGATCATCCCCTTTTCTTCGAGCACCGCCTGGAGTCGGAAGATGTCCGACTTGAACCCTTCGTTGTGGCACTCCTTGGCCGCTGAGAGCAAAGCTCGGTTGGCGTGCTCGAAGAACAGATCCGCGTCCCACTTCGCAGCGTCGAGCACTTCGTAGTTTTGGAGCAGGATCGAGATCGCTGCTTTCTCCGCGCTCGGTGCTGTCGGAACTGCCGATCTTGTGCTTGTTGTTTCTTCTCTTTTTAAAATTGCCATTTTGTTTTTCTCCTTGGCTCGCCTCTCGCCTTAAGCGAGAGAGGCGAAGCCTATCTATCTATGATAATAGATAGATATTCTATCTATCTAGACCACCATTGGTTATTGTTAGGTTACGGTTGGGTTTCATTTGGGTTTGCGTTGGGTTTCATTTGGGTTATTTACAGACGCATACCGGCTGGCTTTTTTACAGGCTTTGGCGTGTCACTTTTCGGCCTTCCGCCTTTCTTCCCATTTTTGTAATTCGAGAATAAACGCTTGTTCTGGTCTTGCCATTGATGCAGGACAAGCGCGTCTCCTTCGCGCCTTGCGTAGCCGCTTTCTACCAACGCGTTTTCGAGTTGCATTGGGTCGCCTTCCCAGTCTGCTATCGCTGCGACGATAGCTGCTGGCTTTTCGATCCGTTCGCATTTTCTGAATTGGCATTGCGACCACAACTTTAGAAGACTGAAGACGCCTGCGTGTCCGGCTAGGCGTAACAGGATTTTTGTCTTGTAATGGTCAGGGAAGTCAGGTGATAGGATCATTTGATTTCTTCCGTAAATGCCTTTCCAGCACCTCCTCGGCCTCGTCCTCCATCCATCTCGTGGACTGAGTAACGACCTCAAGCCAAGTGCCGTCGATTAGAATCTCCCAATCCCATCTGTAGCAATCGTCTTGGTGATTGGGCCAGCACCGGAGCGGATACCCTTTCCAATGTTGCATTTGGTCATTCATATAAGCAATCCTTGTTTTGATTTTACATTAAATCGTTTACTGGCTTCAGCTAAGTTAAGTTTTGCTTGTTTAAAATAGCTGTCCTTTAACTCAATTCCTATTGCCTTTCTTCCCATTGATACTGGGCTAAAAACCTCGCTTCCAACTCCCATAAATGGAGTAAGAATAACCTCATTAGGGTTTGAATATAATTCAACAAGCCGATCTATAACATCAAGTTGAAGCGGGTGAACGTGTTTTTCATCATCCTCCTCTTTTGAGTCTCTGAATGGCAGTATATTATCTCCGCGAACGTCATCCCATACACTCGAAGCATATCTCTGCCAAATATAATGATTCAATTTAGTTATTTCGTCCTCCTTGTTAACATTATTCAAGTGCTCCCAGAGCTGTTCTGCATTCAATTCTGCCTTGTTAGCATTATTCCATGCCCTTAGAATGTTTGGCAAAATAGGTATTTCACCGGCATAATGGTTTATTCCGTATGGATGCGTAACTGGAACTTCATTTTCTCCTTTTTTTGTAAAAACAAGAACATAATCAGGCATAGCTGTAAAACATTTTGTGCTGTCCTCTACAATGAACTTGTGCATCAATGACTGAACCATTGTCCGCATCCGAACCTTTAATGGCTCTTTCCATATTGTTATCCTGTTTCGATACTCAAATCCATGCTTAATATGAAGTTTAATTACTTCGTGCGGAAAATCCCAAAGCCTGCAAGTATTATCAAAAACATCCGTAACATGAACTGCATTTATTCTTCCTGGCTTTGTTACTCTTGACATTTCAGCGATCAAAAAGTCATACTGATCTAAAAATTGCTCTTTGTTTTCGCAATTTGAAAAGTCTCTCTCTGAGCTTGAATAGTTGTAGAGTCCGGCAAAAGGCGGACTGTAAACCGATAGATCAACGCTTTCAGAATCTAATTGAGGTAATACATCCATGCAATCTCCGTTATAGATTGCGTAGTTTTCTTTTATTTCTTGGTCTTTAATCATAATATATTTAGAATTTAGGTTTAATTACTTTTTTATCAAACTCCCTTTGAGTTATTGTGAACTGACTGTTTACGTTTTCTGTTAGGTTTTTATAAAGCTCAATAGCTTTATCTGTTTTCTGTTGAAGAGCCTCTAAGACTCTTGTTTGTCCATCTGATACCACCACATCTATTGTTACGTCTTTTGTTTGACCGAATCTCCAAAACCGTCTTACGGCCTGATAGTATTGCTCATAGCTGTAGGTAGGGAAAAATACAGAATGATTGCAATGCTGCCAATTTAATCCAAAGCTAGTCATCTTTGCTTTAGTTATTATCCGCTTTATTTCGCCGCGAGAAAAAGATAAAAGTATTTCCTCTTTCCGCTCCATTGACTGGCTTCCTATTATCTCAACTGCGTCTCGATCCATAGACTTTAAAAGCGAGCTTTCATTGTTGGTATTACACCAGTAAACCGATGTATTTCCTTCCGCTAATTCAACTGCCTTCTTGCACCTGATCTCTTCAGTCTGTTTTTGTTCATATCTAACCTCGGCAAATGATTTTGCTATTGGCGTAAATATTTGAACTTGACCTGATGTGTCAATCATGGACTGATTTTTTATGACGTGTTTATTAACAATCAATTCGGGTAACTTATACCTATCATTCGAGAAACCAATATCACTAGGCATTTTTACCATAATGCTCCACTGATTTACCCACGCAAAGAAATCCTTTTCAGCGTGAGGTTTTAGGTAGAATTTTTCCCCGATATTTCTATTTGTTGAATCGACTGAGTTTTGATTATTCTTAAAGAACTTTCCAAGCATATCCATATAACCCAAATACCCTAATGCCTCAGAACTAGTTCCTAGCTCTATAAAATCATTCGGACTCGGTGTTGCTGTTGATAAGAAACGATATGGAATCTTCTTAATAAAAGAAGTTACTTGACCTTTTATTTTTCCGTCAAAGTTTTTAAGGATACTGCTTTCGTCAAGAATTACCGCGACGAAGTCATTTGAATCGAAATAATGCAATCTTTCATAATTGCATATCACTATTTTTTTAGTATATTTCCCATCCTTCGAGTATTCAATATCATCAATTCCTAGCTTTTGCGCCTCGATTATAAATTGAAACGCAACAGCAAGTGGGGTTAAAATCAATACATTTTTATTTGTATTATTTATTATATTTTTTGCGATTGATAGCTGAATTAATGTCTTACCAAGTCCTGTGTCTGCAAAGATAGCTATACGGCCTTTTTTTACTGCCCTCTCAATTATATGTTTTTGAAAATCAAATGCAATGTCTGGTATGTAATTTGCATCGAACCCAAATTCACCAATCGAGTGACGTTTGCCCTCTAAGAATCTTAAATAATTATTCATCTTGACCTGACAGGAATTGTCGGAGTCGTTGGTTATCTTTTCGGAGTTCATCGTTTTCGTTATTTAAGTATTCAATGCGGTTGTTTAATTGGTTTGCTAGAGCTTCAAGATCAGCCATCTGTTCTTTAACTCGTCTTACTAGGCTTACTACTTTTGTTATGCCGTCGAACATAGTCTTCGATTCTTTCTAGGTGGGTTTCTGCCAATGCTCTCCCCTCCGGCGTGTCGTCGTATGTATGCTGGTATAATGGCAATGGATCGCCCCTTTCGAGACGTAAGCCAATCGGACATTCGTTCATACAGATAACAAGCCGGAGTGAGAGAGATCCGTTCATTTCTTAAAACGGAATGTCGTCGGTTTCGTCGGGTTGTGCAACATAGCCGTTGCTTTTAGCAACGATATGTTTGTCCTGCTTGGCCGCTGGCTTGCGCCTGTTGCCAAGCCATTTTGCTTTCTCGTCTCCGAAGAGCCAGCGCTCGACGCAGTTGAATTGGTGCTCTGGGTTTGTCTGCCCTGCTTCAACTCCTATGACGCAGACACCCTTTTCGCCGATCAAGTCTTCCGCTTCGACGTTAACGTCTTCGCCTGGGATTACTGCACGTCCGATGCTCGAAAGCACTTGATCGACTTTCCACGCTGCCTTTGCTGTAAAGGTGAGATGTTCCCACATTGTCGGCCCTGTTGTTCCGTTGTCGAGCAGGACGGCAACGTCGAGCTTGATCGTTGGGTTTCCTGCCTGCGAAGTCTTCTCGACGGCCTTAATGATTTCGACTTCGTATGTTCCTGGTTCCACGAAATAAATCGCGGCCTGTTTTGGTTCTGATGCTTTGTATGTTGGCATTTTGTTTTTCTATTTGTTGTTTGTTGGTCAGCGTTTTTTAGGATGC